CCTTCAAAAGCTTTATGATCCTGTAGCCATGGGTGTTGAGGATATGCAAATCTCAAAAGCCATTGGCCCGTTCTTACGTGAAGAGATGATTAAAAACAATACGTACATTTCTCTGTTGCCTTTAAAGCACGGAGGCAAAGACAAGCCAACCCGTGCTCGGAGCATTCAAGCCCGTCTCAGAGCACATGGCCTTAAGTTTGATAAAGAAGGTGATTGGTATCCCATCTTTGAAAATGAATGTCTAGCTTTCCCTCGTGGTAAGCATGATGACCAGGTTGACGCTTTTGCGTACTTGGGACTTATGCTGGATCAACTTATTGAAGCTCCTACGAAACAAGAGATGGAAGATGAACTTTATGCCGATGAGTATGAAAACTCGGGGCATGCAGACCAAGGGCGTAACGCATACACTGGGTACTAACACATGGATGAAAATCAAAAACCGTTAGCTGCAATGCTAGAAAGCATTAACATTGCTGAGTCCCTGGATGAGGCACAGCTTCTGAAAATTGGACGTGATGCCTTTGCTGGTTACGACCTAGACGAACAGTCTAGGATGGATTGGGTAAAGCATGTAGACGAATGGACAAAGCTGGCAAAGCAAACGGTTGAGCCTAAAACCTATCCCTGGGTAGGAGCAGCAAACGTTAAATATCCTTTGTTGTCTACAGCGGCTATGCAATTTGCAGCCCGTGCCTATCCTTCTTTAGTTCCTTCTAACGGTAAAATTGTACATGCTAAACCTCTGGGCAAAGACCCAGACGGAGCTAAGACAGAGATTGCAGAAGCAGTTTCTACGTACATGTCTGTGCAGCTAATGCAAGATATGTATGGCTGGGAAGAAGACATGGATAAGATGCTTATCATGCTTCCAATCCTAGGTACAATGTTTAAGAAGACTTACTGGGATAGCTTAAACGAAGAGAATTGTTCACATCTAGTGATGCCTAAGAACTTGGTTGTAAACCACTGGGCACGTAACTTGTGTGATGCAGAACGTATCTCTGAGATTATTGAGATGTCCCCACGTAAGCTCAAAGAGCGCCAGCAATCTGGTTTGTGGTTGGACCTAGACCTAGGACGTGCTCCACAACCTTTGCTCAACGTAGTTGGTCCATCGGTTGTAGATGAAACTACTCCTTACACATTTATTGAACAACATACCTTCTTAGATTTAGATGACGACGGCTACAAAGAACCATACATTGTTACCTTCCACAAGGAAAGCAAGAAAGTGGTCCGTATTGTGGCTAGGTTTGATGAAACGACGATCAAACAGGGACCTGATGGACAGATTCACAAGATTGATCCAATTCAGTATTACACTAAGTTTGGTTTCATTCCTAATCCTGATGGTGGATTCTATGATATTGGCTTTGGTGTCCTCCTTGGTCCGATCAATGAATCAGTAAACACTTTGATTAACCAATTGCTTGACTCTGGACATCTGTCCACATTGCAGTCTGGTTTTATTGGTAAAGGTTTACGCATCCGTATGGGTGACAACCGATTTACTCCTGGTGAATGGAAAGCAGTCAACTCTACTGGTTCAGACCTTAAACAACAGATTGTTCCCCTTCCAACTAAAGAACCTAGCAACGTGCTGTTTCAGTTGATGGGTAGTTTGATTACTTCTGGTAAGGAACTAGCCTCAGTTGCTGAAATTTTTGTTGGTAAAATGCCTGGTCAGAACACCCCTGCTACCACTACAATGGCTACCATTGAGCAAGGCATGAAGGTGTTTACAGCTGTATACAAACGCTTGTATCGCAGCTTGACAGAAGAGTTTTTAAAGATTGCAAGGCTCAACTACTTGTACTTGAATCCAAGTACAGAAGTACAGGACCTTGAAATAACAATCAACCCAATGGACTTTGACCCCAAAGCCCACAAAATTTACCCTGGTGCTGATCCTACAGCGGTGTCTCAGACAGAAAAACTGCTGAAAGCTCAAGGATTGATGGAGTTGTTGCCAACTGGAGTGCTTGATCCTGTCAAAGTAGTACAGAGAATCTTGGATGCACAAGAACAACCCAACTGGCAAGACCTTTTGAACCCACAAGTGGCTCAATCTGGTCAAATCCAACCACCTCCTGATCCTAAAATGCAAGAAATGCAGATGAAGGGTCAACTAGAAGGTCAAAAAATACAGCTACAAGCCGAAGCCCAACAGCATAAAATGCAATTGGAAGAGCGTAGCAAACAAGTTCAGTTGGCTATGGCCCAGCAGGAGCATGCACAAGAGATGCAGCACAGGCAGGACATGGCTAATATTCAGGCTGCAGAGGCCGTACACAAGCAACGCATCTTTTCTGCTACCGAACAGGCAGCATTTATACAGAAATTGATGCACGCTGATGACCAACATCAGCAAAAGTTGTCTCATGCAGAATCTGCAGCGAAACAAAAGGCAAAAGAGCCATCTAATGGAGCTAAATAATAGTGAATAAAGCAGATTTTATTGATTGGAAGCGTCATCCTGTCACTCAGGTGGTTTTCAGTCAATTAAACCAACGTATAAATGATTTAAGAGCCATGCTTGGAGATAGTGCGGGTGTTAACCCAGTCCAAGATAGCAACTTTGTGGGTGCAATACAAGCCTACAAAGACATTGTAAACATTGAGTATGAAGGTGAAGAGGAGACTCAATGATTATTCCAGTAATACATCGCATTGTCATTAAACCAGACAAGTTGGAAGAAACGGATAAAACGTTTAAGCGTGCCAGCGCAGCTGGTATCATAATTCCAGACAATGATGATCGTAAACGCGCCCAAGCAGGCGTGGACAAAGGTGTTGTAGTGTCAATTGGACCAACAGCCTTTCGTGACTTTGGAGCTGAATGCCCTATTAAGGTTGGGGACTACATAGCTTATGCACGATTTGCTGGCAAGCACATAGAAGACCCCTACACCAATGAAGAATTTGTAGCCCTCAATGACGAGGACATCATTTCTATTTTTAGAACCGAATAAGGAGCCTAGATGGCTGAAGAAACAATTGTTACCCCAGAAGGTAACGCCCCCGCGCCCGAAGATACACCAAAGCTATCCGCTGCAGAGCAGCAAGCAATGGAACAGGGTTGGGTCCCACAAGATGAGTGGGAAGGTGATCCAGAACAATGGCGTCCAGCCAAAGAATTCTTGGATCGAGGAGAACTCTTTAAGAAAATTGAAGATCAAAACCGCACAATTAAAGAATTTAAACGTGCCCTTGATGATCTAAAAGGCCACCACGCTAAAACTCGTGAAACAGAGTATGCGCGTGCGATACAGGCATTGAAAGCACAAAAGATTGCTGCACTTGAAGAAGGTGATGCAGCCGCTGTCGTCAAACTAGACGACCAGATTGATCTTGTCAAAGATGAACAGAGTAAACTTAAACAAGCCGCATATGAACCACAGGAACCACAAGTTAATGCTGAGTTCACCAACTGGGTTGATAAAAACAAATGGTATGAAACCAGTCAACCAATGCGCGCTTATGCTGATGCTTTAGGCCGAGACCTCGCTTATAAGGGACTTTCCCCTAGCGACGTTCTTAAAGAGGTGGAGCGACAAGTTCGCGACGAATTTCCTCAAAAATTCCGCAATTCTAACAGGGACAAGCCTGGTGCGGTAGAGAGTAGTACAAATAAAGGTGGAAAGAGTAACAACGATGTTGCGCTTTCTGACGATGAGCGTCGAGTGATGCAGCGTTTTGTTCGGACTGGTGTTATGACTGAAAAGGAATACATGGCTGAACTTAAACGTATTAAAGGAGCTTAATTATGAGTGACATTAAAGAAGCAATTGCGAAAGCACCGAGAGGTCGTACGCAGCGTGTTCCCGTAGGTTCACGTAAGGTTTTAACTGTAGCTGGAAAAGACCCCAGTTACGAATATAGAATTATTAACGACTCGGGAGATCGAGTGCAAGAGTTTTTAGAAGCTGGTTATGAGCTAGTGGACAATGACTCCGTGAGGGTGGGAGACAAACGAGTTAATGCTGCTTCGGCAGAAGGCTCTAAAGCTCAGCTTTCCGTTGGACAAGGGCAAAAAGCATTCGTCGTACGTATCAAAAAAGAATGGTACGAAGAAGACCAAGCTAAAAAACAAGCCCATGTCAATGAATTGGAAAACGCCACCAAAGCAAAAGCTCTTGATGGTACTTATGGTAAGCTCGACATCAGTCGAGGCTAACTAATTTTAAGTGCCGTTAGGAAATGTCTATTTTATTAATGGAGAATTGCTAATGGCAAGTGTATCTCGTATTAACGGGTTCCGTCCTGTTAAAACAATTAATGGCGGACCATACAATGGTCAAGCCAATTTGTATTTTGTGCCTTCCTCTGACTCAACAGTCATTATGGTTGGTGATGCTGTAAAACTAGCTGGCGACGCTCGCGCTGCCACTGGTGCTCCTACAGTAACCCGTGCTGGTGCTACTGACGCTGCTGTCGGTATCGTTGTAGGCATCTTGTTCACAGGCGTTGGTGATTTGACCAACATGCCCCCAGTGAACGATTTGAATACTCCTGTATATCGTCGTGCATCTACAGATCGTTACCTATTGGTAGCGGATGATCCTAGTCTAGTGTATGAAGTTCAGTATGCTGGCACTTCTGTGTCTGCTGCTACTATTACCGCTAACGTTGGTCAGAACGGTCAGTTCACAACTACTGCTGGTAACACAACTTCGGGTTCGTCTGGCATGCAGCTTGATAGCTCAGGATTGGCAACAACAGCCACTCTGCCTTTGAAGATTGTGGGCTTCCCCAATCGTCCCGATAACATTCCTGGTGACACGTATTTCAGCTACTATGTAAAACTTAACCAAGTTGCATATGGTACTGGTACTGGCGCTACAGGTTATTAATTAAAGGAAAGGTAGAATATGTCTATTATTAATAGCGGCTCGTTTGCCAAAGCGCTATGGCCTGGCGTCAATGCTTGGTATGGCAAAGCGTATGATGAATATGGAACAGAATACGACAAATTGTTCGATAAGTTTACTTCACAGAAAGCTTACGAAGAAGATGTCGGTATCTCTTCTTTTGGTTTGGGCGTTCAAAAGGCTGAAGGCGCACCTATCTCTTATGATAGCGAGCGTCAAGCTTTCATTACACGTTACCAACACGTCGTGTTTGCGTTAGGTTTTATCATTACTCGTGAAATGATGGAAGATGACCAATATGATGTCGTCGGTCAACGTAAAGCTCAAGGTTTGGCCTTCTCTATGCGCCAAACTAAAGAAGTTATCGGTGCTAACGTTTACAACCGTGCTTTCAACAGCTCTTACACCTTTGGTGACGGTCAACAACTGATTAGTTCTTCTCACGTCAACCTCAAAGGTGGTACATGGTCTAATACCCTGTCTACTGCTGCTGACTTGTCTGAGGCTTCTTTAGAGCAAGCATGTATCGACATCGCTGGTTTCACCAATGATGCTGGTTTGTTGATTGCTGTTCGTCCAGAATCGCTCATTATCCCACGTCAATTGATGTTTGAAGCAAAGCGTATTTTGGGTACTGACGGTCGCGTTGGCACTGACAACAACGATTTGAATGCTATCAAGACTATGGGCATGATCCCAGAAATCGTAACTAGCCACTTCTTAACTGACGCAGATGCTTGGTTCATTCGTACTGACGTGCCACACGGCATGAAGTATTTTGAGCGTCGCGCTGACCAGTTCGATATGGACAACGATTGGGACACTGAGAACGCTAAGTTCAAGGCTACTGCTCGCTTCAGCTTCGGTGCAACCGACGTTCGTGGTATCTACGGTTCGCCTGGCGCTTAATTTATCTGGGGGACTTGTTCCCCCAATTAACTAAAAGGATAAATTATGGGTTTTCTCGCTACCGATTTGAACGTTATTAGTTCAACAGGTCCAACAACCAACATTCCAGTAAGTAAAGACGTAAATGTTAAGGCATTCCAAGTTGCCCGTACAGATACTTCTTCTACTTTAAAAGCTATTCTTCCTGGCGATGCTTCTATTTTGAACATTGTCATGACTGGTTCTAGCAACTCGGATGCTGGTACTACTGCTACTGTTACAGTGGTTGTTTCTGACAATACTGGTGCTATCTCCACAGGTACTGCCGTAAACGTTAAAACAGCTGGTGCAACTACAGCAATTGTTCAAATGCCTAACTTGCCTAATATTCAACCAGTTCCTTTGACTGGCGACTTGAAAATTACAGCAACTTATGCAGAAACTGGTACTGCCTCTACAACAGGTGGTCCATACACGTTTATCGTAACTTACATTCGATAATGGGGAAGGGGCGCAATGCCCCTTTTCTTTCTTCTTGGGAGATGGTGAGTCTTCCGTCTTTGGTAAAAGGAAAATATTATGGCTGGTTCAAATGTATGGGTCAAATGTGGCAAGGTTTATAACCTTGACCCCAACGGTGCAGGACTTACTGCTACTGGTGCTACCCCCCGAATTTTTAAAGATAGCCCTTACGCTACCTTTCAAGCAACTGGTACTACTACAGCTAGTACAGGTGC